AAGAGTTTAGGTTAAATAGAATTAAGAGTGCTCAAGATGATGCAAAAGAGTTGCAATCTGGTTATAAAGAACTGGAGGAGGCAATTAAAAAGGAAGAAGAAAGAGAGCACCAATTCCTTAATCTTTCAAAAGAGGTAACAAACCTAACGCATGGCATTTCTCAAAACAATATTAGGATTAACGGATTACAAAAACAAATCCGAAATCTTGAATCTGAAATTCAAACTATTACCGAGAACCTTGCAAACCGAAATTCTGAACATGAGAAATTAGAAAACTTTAAAAAGGATCTAAAATCAGTATATGATGATCTGTCAGGAAAGAAGGATCTGATTCAGTATCATGATTTCTCTTATTCATTATTGAAAGATAGTGGTGTAAAATCCAAAATAATCAAAAAGTATCTGCCACTGATTAATCAACAGGTTAATCGGTATCTGCAAATGTTGGATTTCTACATCAACTTCACTCTTGATGAAGAGTTTAATGAAACTGTTCAATCTCCTATTCATGAAGATTTCTCTTATTCTTCTTTCAGTGAAGGTGAAAAACAAAGAATCGACTTGGCACTTCTCTTTACTTGGCGAGAAGTTGCCAAGTTTAAAAATTCAACCAACACCAACCTATTGATTCTTGATGAAATCTTTGATTCTTCTCTAGATGGGTTGGGAACAGAAGATTTTATTAAAATCATTCGTTATGTTATTAAGGATTCGAATATCTTCATTATTTCTCATAAAGCTGGAATGGATGACAGATTTGAAAGTGTCATAAAGTTTGAGAAAGTCAAAGGTTTTTCTCGTATGGTGGTCTGAACCATCAAAGAACAATGCAAGTCCCTAACTGGAAACATAACTCTGGGAAACCCCAGAAACGAAAACTTAAACCACAAGCACTTCGACAAGCAAAAGCACGTCGGCAAGCACTCAAGAAGCACCTCAATCAACGAGGTGCTTCTTTTATAGGTATATACTCGTAGGCATAAATTTTTATTAAGAAATCAACACAAAAATACTATATAATGGTAGAATGTCGGAGTGAGAATACAATGAACCTAAAACTAACTTTGTTATAATGTTCTTTGTGCGTGGAGGTTATCATGCATAATTTAATTTCTTTTAATCAATTAGCTTATTGGCATAATATGGAAAGTTATGATAAGGAGCATGAAAATGAATTGATTTCTGAATACTTTGACTGTTTGACTGATTGTGATGAGGATACACAGACGTGTAGGCAGGTATGTAGAAGGATCCTAACAACATAACCAGTTTATAAACCGTCCACTAGGAGGTCTCAGGACCTCTTTTTTTTTGTATAATAGGGCCATACGAAACGAAATCGATGCCCATCCGTCACGAAATCAAATCTCAACTTGCAAAACTTCTTGCCACTGAGGACTTGGTGGTGGAGCACAAGAAGGTCTCTACTGCTTGCTTTAACGTTCATACTCGTGTTCTGACACTTCCCCTGTGGGAGAAAGCAAGCAATACCGTCTATGACCTTCTAGTGGGTCATGAAGTAGGTCACGCTCTCTTCACCCCCGATGAAGATTGGTTGGATAAAGTAAAAGTCCCTCCACAGTTTGTGAATGTGGTCGAAGATGCTCGCGTTGAGAAACTGATGAAACGCAAGTATGCTGGACTTGCAAAGACTTTTTTTAATGGTTATAAGGAACTGAATGAGGATGATTTCTTTCAGATTTCTGATGATGATATTTCTACTTTCAATCTTGCCGATCGTGTAAACCTTTTCTTCAAGGTTGGAAACTTTATCACTCTGGATTTCAAACCAGAAGAACAGGAAATCGTTAATCTGATTTCTGCATCCGAAACTTTTGCTGATGTTCTGGTTGCCGCTGAAGAACTCTACAAGTATTGCAAGAAAGAAAAGGAACAGGAACAAAAGGTTGCTGATTTTGATTCTCATGAACAACAAGGAGATTCTCAGTCTCCTGCAAGTGAAATTGTGGATACTAATGAATCTTCTTCCGAACAAGAAGGTGAGAATGAAAACTCCCAACCTAAAGAGGATGATGGTTCCTATGGTGGAACTGCTCAGGGTGATCAAACTCCAGTAAAGTCTGGTGATAATGATAGTGAACCTGAAGTTCGTACTGCAGATTCTCTAGAAGAAAAGATTCGTGATCTTGTGGGAAATGATTCCTACGAGAACACTTATGTTGAAGTTCCTCAACTAAATCTTAATAGTGTTATTGGTAAGAACTCTGAAGTTCACAAAGAGATTGATGGTTCTTTTACTCAACAACAAAATCAACATAACGCATGGGCAAAAGATAAAGAAGTTACCCCCACAAATCTTTATAAAGAATCTGACCTTGAGTATAAGAAGTTCAAAACTTCTGCTCAAAAGGAAGTGAATTATTTGGTCAAAGAGTTTGAGTGTCGCAAAGCAGCAGACCAATATGCTCGTGCTACAACTTCTCGGACAGGTGTTCTTGATACTGCTCGTCTTCACACCTACAAGTACAATGAAGACCTCTTTAAGAAGGTCTCCGTGATCCCTGATGGTAAGAATCATGGACTGGTATTTGTGTTGGATTGGAGTGGTTCCATGGCAGATGTGATGATTGATACTTGTAAGCAACTCTTTAATCTCATTTGGTTCTGTAAGAAGGTTTCTATTCCTTTTGAGGTTTATGCTTTCACAAATGAATGGCGTCGTGGAGAGTATGATTATGAATCTGGAAAGTATCTTGCAGCTGACCGAAAACAGCATTATGAAAAGAAAGAAGGTCTTCTAATTGTTGATGAGTCTTTCTCTATGATGAATATTCTTACCAGCAAAGTAAATGGTAAAGAATTGGAACATCAACTTCTGAATATTTGGCGTCTTGCTTATTGTTTTGGACGTACTTATCATTCTCCTTATACATACTCCAATCGTATGTCTCTTTCGGGAACTCCCCTGAATGAGGCATTGATTTCTCTTCACCAGATTCTTCCCAAGTTTCAAAAGGAGAACAAACTTCAGAAAGTTCAGTGTATTGTTTTAACTGATGGTGAGGCAAATCAACTCACTTACCATAAAGAAGTTCGTCGTTCTTATTCTGATAAACCAGTTCTTGGTAGTGGTTATGTTTATCCTGATACTACGCTTCTTCGTGACCGCAAACTTGGAACCACTTATAAAGTTGATTATGGATATCATGCCTTCACTGATACCCTTCTTAAGAACCTAAAAGATAAGTTTTCTTCTATGAACTTTATTGGTATTCGTGTTCTGGAACCCCGTTCTGCAATCCGATTCATTCAACTTTATCATCCTCAACTTGATAAGCAGTATGAGAAAATTCAAAGTGACTGGAAGAAATTGAAGAGTTTTACTATCACCAACTCTGGGTATGATGCTTACTTTGGTCTTTCTGCTACAGCACTTTCTCAAGATTCTGAATTTGAAGTTGCTGAAGATGCAACAAAGTCCCAAATCAAATCGGCTTTTGTAAAATCTCTTAAGACTAAAAAACTAAATAAGAAAGTTCTTGGTGAATTTATTTCTTTGGTAGCATGAAACAAAAATTTCCTCTCCCACACATAGTAAAATGTGATATTAAAGAGGTGTGGATAGTATGTAATAGTAGTATTACTGCGAAAGGGATACCCGCCTTAATGGAAAAGTATTATCCTGGATATACTGCTTGCCTCTGCAGTGGGGACTATCTTGAAAAACTGAAGAACCAGTTGGTGAACTGACACAATGGGTCCTTGAGACCCCTTTTTTTGGTCTATAATGACTATGTTGAAACGAAACACACATGGCACTCTCTTCTGACTACATCCGCACTTCTCTCCAATCTCTGTATGGCAGTACATTGACTAGTGCTGATATTCGTGCATGGTGTAATATGAATGATACAAACTATCAAACAGTCACCAAGAAGCTGGACCAATTTAAAGTTGGTCGTGGTAAGTGGAATCTTGAAGTAACTCAACAAAAGGTAGAAGAAATCGAACGTACCTTTCAATCACCTGCTGTAGTTCCTCCAGTAGAGCAAAATCTTATTCCTGAAAAAGATGATACCTTCGTAAAGTTTGGTAATTTTAGTGACGTTAAAAAAATTATTCAGTCCCGTCTATTTTACCCTACGTTCATTACGGGTCTGTCGGGTAATGGTAAAACGTTCAGTGTGGAGCAAGCGTGTGCTCAACTGAATCGTGAACTGATCCGTGTAAACATTACTATTGAAACTGATGAAGATGACCTTATCGGTGGTTTTAGGCTTATTGATGGGAACACTGCATGGCATAACGGTCCCGTCATTGAAGCACTGGAACGAGGAGCAATCCTTCTCCTTGATGAGATCGACCTTGCTTCCAACAAAATCCTCTGTCTTCAATCCATTTTAGAAGGTAAAGGCGTCTTCCTGAAGAAGATTGGTAAGTGGGTGAAACCTGCTACTGGCTTCAATGTGATTGCTACCGCAAACACCAAGGGTAAGGGTTCTGATGATGGACGCTTTATTGGCACTAATGTTCTCAATGAAGCATTCCTTGAGCGTTTCCCTGTGACTTTTGAGCAGTCCTATCCCAACCCTTCAACTGAACAGAAAATCCTTGAGGGTGTTGCTTTGGATCTTGGTGTTGAGGATCGTGATTTCTGTAAGCGTTTGGTGGATTGGGCTGATATTATCCGTAAGACCTTCTACGATGGTGGTATTGAGGAAATTATTAGCACTCGTCGTCTAGTTCATATTGTTCGTGCTTATAGCATCTTTGGTAACAAAGCAAAATCAATCGATGTTTGTACCGCACGATTCGATGATGAAACCAAAACTGCTTTTATCGAACTTTATGATAAGGTAGACGCTGATTTTCAAATGCCTGTTGACGAACCCCAAGCAAACTGATAGAATATGAGGAGGTAAAAAGTACCTCCTCTTTTTATGACTGAATCAACTTTTACTATTACTATGAGTGAATCTACTAATCATCTTTGGAAATATGAAGAAGATAAAACCCTAAAAGAAGTTGAAGAGTATCTTTCCAGCACCTATCACTCTCATTACACTTCCGAACAATCCAAAACTCAAACTCTTGATTTGATTGAGAGTATTGGTGATGCCGAAGCATTTACTCGTTCAAATGCTATCAAGTACCTTTCTCGTTTTGGTAAGAAGAATGGTAAATCAAAGATGGACATTTTGAAAGCAATTCATTATTGTATCCTTCTGTATCACTTTGCTGGTCTTCACAAAAACACTACAACTGATTTTCCCTACTGATTATGAAACTATCTGATAAAACTCTGACTCTTCTGAAGAACTTTTCTTCCATCAATCAATCCATCTTGTTTAAGGAGGGGAACACACTGCGAACAATCAGTGTTATGAAAAACATTCTTGCAGAGGCACAGATTGAAGAAGAACTTCCTAAGGATTTTGGTATCTATGATTTGAACCAGTTCTTGAATGGTTTGAATCTCCACCAGAATGCTGAACTTGATTTCCAGAACGATGGTTATGTGGTCATCAAAGAAGGTAAGTCTCGTTCCAAGTATTTCTTCGCAGATCCCAATGTAATTATTACTCCCCCCGAAAAAGAAATTTCTCTTCCTTCCGAAGATGTTTGTTTCCTTCTTGATACCAAAGAACTTGATAAACTGCTTAAGGCTGCTGCTGTTTATCAACTTCCTGACCTGTCTGTGGTTGGTGAAGCAGGTGTTGTGAAACTCGTTGTTCGTGATAAGAAGAACGATACCTCTAACGATTTCTCTGTGGTTGTTGGTGAAACTGATGAAGTATTCTCTTTCAACTTCAAGGTAGAAAACATCAAGATTCT